TCAAGGTACTTTTGTGTGTCCTTGGTGGCGGCGTCCTGGTCAACCAGTTTATTATTTTTGTAAAGTTCAAAGACATTAGGTTTGATAGCTCGGAATACACGATACTCATCTTTACCAATAGAGAACGTAACTTCTACCTTGCAACTCTTCTCATTGATACTGTTTACCAGTTGACCTTTGTTAATCTTTCTGAATGGTTTATTAAACAAAGCAAAACACAGGGCGTCCAACATAGTGGACTTCCCTGCGCCATTGTCTCCAACAATCAATGTTGATGGTGATTCACAAAAATCAATCTCAGTCCACTGGTCACCTGTAGAGAGAAAGTTTTTCCAGCGAATAGTTTCAAAAGTAATCATTACGGGGGAATAATCAGATCGTCTTTTTTAATAACAGAATAGGAGTATCCATATGTATTGCAGTTAATGGCAATAACATTTTTGTCAACTTCAGTGACTTCTAAATGGTCTGCATAGTCTTCAGCATTTAATTGTAGCACATATCTTTCAGCATCGTCTCTATCTTCAAATACAGTCACTGTTTTGGTATAGTCTTTGCTATTTACAGCGTAGATACCACCTGATTTTGTATCTGTTAAAACGAACATTAGATTTCTGCGGCTTCCATGTACAACGATCTCATAACATTTTTAATGTTGGACTTGTTCACCTTAAGATCTATTTCATCTATGTAGTTATCAAGAAGAGTCATCGTATCTTCGGATTCCAGAACTTCAGAATTTCCTGTTTCAACACTCAAGTCTTCAATAATTTTTAGATCACCAAGACCCATGTCTTGAAGTTGACTTACAGCATAATCAAATTTTGCATAGTCACCCTTCTCTTCAACGATTAGTTTGACATATGCTCCTTTGAGTTCGGAAGCATCTGGTAAAACAACCCCACCATTATAATAAAGCTTATGAAAGATGTCAAAAGGATTCCTGTAGAAAGTTGTTCTAAAAGTTTCTGTGTTGAGGACATGAAATCCTCTTTTACATCCGTAGTCATTCCAATACAGTTGATATGGGTTGCCAAGATATGTAATATTTTTCTTAGAAGATTTCATGTGATAATGACCACTAAACACCTTTGCAAATTTTGAAAAGTGTTTAGCATCCATACCATTATTCATCACATGACCAGGATGTGCTTCAAAACCGTTAAGCTCAAGATGACCCATACAGATAGGAGCATTACTTTCGGTAACAACTCGTAGGGATTCTTCTCGGTTCTCGTCACATATCCAAGGCAAAAGAAGAATAGGAATACCGTCAAAATCAACGGTAGTAGGTTCAGTATAGACACTGATGTTGTCGTATCCCTCAAGTAACTCACCTGGGGCGTTAACTCGTAGAGTGTTCTTGTAGTAGATATCATGATTGCCTACAAGCATGTGCATACGAACATTCCTCTCTTGAAGAGGATTGAACCACATTTCTTTCGCTGCTTCCAGCGACATAAAGTTGATAGATCGACGTTTGTCAAAGGTATCTCCTAAAGCAATGACCGTATCAATCTTATGTGCATCTATGAAAGGAAGCACAACATCTTTATAAAACTTTCTGTAATGATCAATAAATGACGGGTTATCATTACGAACACCGAAGTGTTGATCGGTAATCAAAAGAATTTTCATAATTAATTCCAAGAAAAACTTAGAGTTACTCTAGGTTCTGTAATAACAGGTTGATGATATTCTCCCTTTGTGATAAGGACACTATCACCTGGGTTTAAAGTATATGATAAATCATTATCAAAGTTATATGCGACCGTTCCAATAGCAGCGACTATCAAAACGTTCATCGTATCTTTATGGCGTCCATAGGTAGAACTATTATTACCAAAAGATGTATAAACATGCATCTCAGCAACATCTAGTTCTGCTTTCACTTCATTAAATGCATTCAGGATAGACCCTGGATAATAGTTGGAATGAAGTGCAAAGGTTGGTGGTGTTTTTGGATCTTTGGCAACAAAATTTACTGTTTCATTTTTAAATTCAAATCCAATTTTATCAATCACATCAGACCAATCTACAGATTTTACAACTTCAAAATGATTTTTAGTAAATTCAATCACCAGATTTTTTTCCTTTCTCTAAATCACGAAGGCGTTTCCGCCAATAATCATCTTCACGCTGTTGCTGTTGCTCTTCTTGCTTTTCGGTCATCGTTTTGAGTTCATCTCTACGCGGGACTTGATTTGATTATACCCTGAATCCGTGTCACCGTCAACAGTGAACACATGATCATAACCAGACTTCTCCAGGATTTTATCTTTAATATCTAGTTGTCTTTTCTCTTTAGCAATTCTTCTTAGAAAAGCATAATAAACAATCTGCGTGAAATATGCAAAAGGATTTTTTGATTTTGCTGGATTAAAATTGTCAATGTATTGAATACAATTTTCAATACCATCACAAACCATGTCATCCTTATACATGTAGTTAATAAAGTTTGGTCTGTATGACAAGTGAGTTGCAATCTTTAAAAAACAACTACCAATATAATTTCCTACCCTAGGTTTATTAGGACTCTTCCAAGTCTTTAGAGTAGTAAACTGCTCATCAGAATCCATATCAGCGAGACCTGGGATTTCTTTTACCGCAGCATTATATACTCGTTCCTTGTACTTGATAATAGCAGCAAGGAACTCTTGGTTATCAACGTAATGTTGTTTTTGTTTTTTAGTAGTTGTTTTCATATAGTAACTTGCTTTATGTACATTATAACACACTTGACAATCTTGTCAATTCTCTGTAGAATAACCATGTAAGGGTTCAAGACAAGTTATAGCTTTAATCAAATAATGAAGGTTGTGAAGGATTTTTATAACATGCCTCTAGTAAATGACGAGCGGCACTCACGTTTCCTAGATACCCCATTTCGGGTTCTAGTTCCATTTGTGAATCAGACTTTTTTTCATCGTCCTCATCAAGGTTGAATGATTCATATAAAAAGATAACTTCCTTGCTCATTGAAGAAACTAGTAAGATATCTTTTTCCCGTAATATAAAGAAATCTTCATCAGAAAACTGCATCCACTTTGCAAATCCTATTCCTCTGACGGTGCGCCCTTCTTCAGTTTCTTTCGTAACAATTTGGGTACAAACTGGGTTTTGAATGAAGACCAAAGTTTCCCCATTGTCTTCCGTAAGTACAGCTTTGCCAAGTACCTCTTCTCCATTGAGGAGCTTGAATATTCCGTAGAATTCTTCGTCATGTCTTGCGTAGTTAATCATAAGCCTTTACTTTTACATCTATGATTTCATATTGAAATTTTTCTTCGTTATATACCTTGACTCTCTCCATCAAATGATTGAGGGTATAGTTATTACCTCTATCAGTGGAGATATCGTCTGCAATATCATATAATGTTGCTTGTGATTTATTTTCTCCTTTCCTCAGAACACGACCTATAGATTGAAGGTTCCTCACTCTGGACTTAGAAGGACTGGCGAAAATAACGTTATGTAATCTTTTGATGTTGATGCCTGTAGAAAAAGTCCCATAAGAAGCAACGATGATTGCATTATCAGATTGTTCAGTAAGCAATCTAATGTCTTCGCGGTCATCAACATCGACCCCACCATGCACAAAATGCACGGGTCTATCTGTGTGACTATTTATCATGTTGTAAAGCGGCACTCCATGACGCTCTACATAGTTGAAGAGGACTAGTGTATTTCCTTTAAGATCACACGCAAGATTACGAATAAATTTATTTCTACCTTCATGCTCTACAAGATAACCAATTTCATCTTGGTATCCTTCAAAGAGTTTTTCCTCGTGCTTCATTAGCACAATCTTTACTTTGAGTTTGGCAACATGACCTGCTGCCATCAATTGATTAGTTCTTGTTACCTGAGAGCATCTACCAAAGACACCCTCTAAAACTAACTGATTGACGTTTGCACCATCAAGTGTTCCTGTAAATCCAACACGATACTTACACCCATGCAACTTACCCATAAGAGAAGTAAGAGATTTGGCTTTGAAAAGGTGCGCCTCGTCACCAATAACAACATCAAACCTGTCAAACCACTTACGAGGTTCTTTATAGATCGATTGCCAAGTGGTAATTACCACCTGATGGTCCGTGTATTTTTCTGCCCCCGCATATATTTTGTGGCAGTTTTCGGTAGACATCCATCCGTATTCTTGAAAGTCTTTATACATCTGCTCGACAAGAGAAGTAGTCGGGACTACAATTAATACTTCTCTACCAACATTTACATGGAATCTAACTAATGCATAGATCATTAACGATTTGCCTGATGCTGTCGGTGACAGCAGGAGTCGCCTATTATATTTTAACGCTTCATAGATCGCTTTATATTGATAATCTCGTACCTTCAGATTCGGGGGTAGGTGCAGTGATTTTACGAACCCTACAACCGACTTGGGAGTAACAAACTCGTTCTGTTCTAATGGGTGACCGAAATACTTACAATCTTCCATTCGATATTTGTATCCCTTTTCATCCGCCCAGTCCATGAGATAGTCTAAGAGACCGCAATAAATCTCTCCTGTTGCTGGGGAATAAAGGCG